GAATTTAGGTTAATTCCAGCAAACAAAATACATTCGACTTCTAATCGAAACCGTAAAACTTAACCTGTTGATTGAAAGGAAAAATCATGACTACTTTTGTAGATGCCGTTGTTAATCAAGAAGCCCGTACTGAAAATGGTATGAAGGCTCGCAAGTCTACCGCTAAGGCATGTGTAGATTTGTTTTTCAAAATTGGTGCAAGCCGTGGTAAAGACATTACCAAAGAGTTTGTTGCCGCATATGTAGAGAACAAGGACGTTGCATTGCGTATTGCGCAATGGGTTCGTGATGCCCGTGGTGGCGCTGGTGAACGCCAGTTGTTCCGTGATGTATTGAAGTACCTAGAAAAGCATGACAAGGATGCCGCAAAGGCTCTGTTGCGCAAGGTACCTGAACTAGGTCGTTGGGATGATATCTTTGTCTTCACTAACAAAGAATTGAAGGCTGAAGCATTCACCATGCTTGGTGATGCTCTTCGTGCCAAGAATGGCCTAGCCGCTAAGTGGACTCCTCGCCAAGGTCCTCTTGCTGTAGAGATTCGCAACTTCTTCGGAATGTCGCCTAAGTTCTATCGCAAGTCTTTGGTAGAGTTGACCAAGGTTGTTGAAAGCCAAATGTGCGCAAAGGATTGGGACAACATCAACTTCAGCCATGTGCCTTCGCTGGCTCATGCACGTTACAAGAAAGCATTCGGTCGCAATACTCAAAAGTATGCGGAATATGTTACTGCCCTTGTAAAAGGTGATGACCCAATTGTTAAAGTTAACGCTGGCGCAGTGTACCCATACGATGTGCTAAAAGGTCTAATCAACCAATATGGCGTTACTTACAACAAGACTCAACTTGACCTTGTGACTAAGCAATGGGAGGCTCTGCCTAACTTTGTTGGTGACGCTAACATTCTACCTCTGGTGGATGTGTCAGGTTCGATGACTTGTCCAGTTGGTGGTCGTGATTCTAAGAACCAAACCACTTGCTTGGAAGTAGCAGTTTCGCTTGGCTTGTACTTGTCTGACAAGAACAAAGGTAAGTTCAAAGACACTTTCTTGACCTTCTCTGGTACTCCAGAGTTGTTGCACCTAAAGGGTGACATTGTTCAAAAAATTGAACAAATGAGCAAGTCAAAGTGGGAAATGAACACCAACCTTGTTCGTGCATTGGACAAAATCCTGTCTGTTGCAGTGAAGGGTAAAGTTCCTCAAGAGGAAATGCCTGAAATGCTTTTGATTCTGTCTGATATGCAGTTCGATCAATGCGCACGTTTTGATAACTCTGCATTCGAATCAATCGTAAGCAAGTTCACCAATGCAGGATATGCAGTTCCAAAGATTGTCTTCTGGAACCTAAATGCAAAGGACAATGTGCCTGTGAAGTATGACACCCGTGGTGTTGCACTTGTTTCTGGATTCTCACCAGCAATCGTGAAAGCGGTTCTAGCGGCTGACACTGAGCAGTTCACTCCAGAAGCAATCATGATGAAAACCATCATGGTTCCTCGCTACGACCTGTAATACATAGGATGGGGGACTAGCCGATTTGGTGGCTCAGTCTTAAACAACAGCAGACTTGTCGAGAGACACTCAGTTGTGCCCCCTATTTTATACGATGGGCCGTTAGCTCATGCATGGTTAGAGCAGCGGACTCATAATCCGTTGGTGCTAGGTTCGACTCCTAGACGGCCTACCAATTTTATAACAGGGAAAATTTATGATTGATTGTATGATTATTGGAGATAGCATTGCTGTAGGCGTATCTATGGTCCGCAAAGAGTGTGTGTCTTATTCTAAAGGTGGATGGAATAGTTGGCAGTGGAACAAAGACTATCTAAGCAATGCTACTACAAAGCCGTATGAAACTATCATCATTAGCCTTGGTGCAAATGATCATAAAGGTGTAAAGACCGAAGCTGAATTGCGAAAGATGCGAGAGGCTATCAAAGGCAAGCGTGTCTTTTGGATTGATCCAGGAAAAGATCGTAAGCCTATTCCTCATGATGCAATCGTTCGCATCGCAAGTGAATACGGTGATGTTATACTACCTAGACCAAAAGACCAGATGAGTGCTGATGGCGTTCATCCGACTGGTCGTGGTTATCGAACTTTGGCAGAACAAACCAAATAATTTTGCCTCGGTAGTTTAATGGTAAAACAGCGGATTTATACCCCGTAGCGCCAGATAAGCGGCTGATAGGAGTTCGATTCTCCTCCGAGGTACCAAAAAACCACTCGATTGTTCATAGCCCGGATGGTGAAATAGGTAGACACAAGGGACTTAAAATCCCTCGCTTTCCGAAAGGGGCGTGCCGGTTCGATTCCGGCTCCGGGCACCATTAAACTCCACACTTGGATGTTTTACATAGGTCTACTATTTCTACTAGACCCCAAATGGTGGCTGCGGAAAATGCAACAATAATAATAAATGCAAGTGACCATTCAAGAAATTCTTGTTGTTGTCTTTTTCTATTAGCCTGATTTTCTTTTTCTCTTCTTGCCTGATGTGCGGATTCTACATCCATAGCCATTGCTCTGGATTTAATTTTATTCCACACATCAATCTTACCGGTCTGCATGAAGAGTAATTGCAACTCCTTTTCAAATTGTTCAGTTTGATGTAGTGCCATTTCTATTTCTATGGCCACAGCCATGACAGACTTTTTGCCGCTACTCTTTGCTTCTACCGCAGCCTTTGTGGCCGTGTGCTTGGCATCAAAATATTTACCAAGCACAGGTCCTAAAGACGAAACATCGTCCACTGTTTTAGAAACTTTTTTGATTAGAGCAACGGCACTTTGTATTCCAGCCAGTGCTGTAATTGGATCAATCATTTTTGTCTTTCTTTTTTTCTTTTTCTATTTTTTTCCAAGTAACACAATAAACTTTTCTATTGTACACATCTCCTGTCCATGTCCATCGGACACAAATATATTCTGGTTTTGTGTAAGCTAAAGCTAAAGTCATTAGTGCTTCAACTATCATCTATTTGCTAATGGATTATCGATAGCCTTCTGAATCTTGTTATCGACTTCTTTTTTGAGAGCATCCACATCTCTCTTAACATCTCTTTTCATACCATCAACTTCTCTAGCAATTTCTTTTTTGCTAGTGTCAACTTCTTTAGTTATTTCTCTACGGGCATCAGAAACTTCTTTACGGATTGCATTCACTTCAGCCCTAGCTTTTTCTAGGTCCTCACGAATATCTTTTCTTGCTTGACGCATTTCAGTTTCTGTTTCACGCTGAGCCACTTTCACACTTCTTTCGATCTGTTCAGTAACAGATTCATTTCTACGAATATCGTTCTTCAGATCATTCTTAATGTCTCTTGTGTAATCTGAAGTTTTTGCACTGTTTTCTTCAATAACCGCCAATCGTTTATCAAACTCGGACAAGTCTGGTGTAACGTACTCTGCAATTTTTTTCTTCATGCCAATGTAGTCTTTGTAGACTTCAAATGCTCCATACAATCCACCTAATGTGGACGATACGATGGTGGCCGCTATCATCAACTTCGCTGGTGTAAATTCATATCCACCAATGCTGATAACGGTATCCTTGCTTGCGTACTTCTTGACTGCTGCCTCTGCGGCATCAATCTTCTTATTAACGTCTTTAATTTCTTCTCCCATTTTTTCCTCTTATTTTTTGTATTGTTGATCGACCATTTCTTGATGTAGCATGTCACTGCCACTCATAAGACCTCTCAGTACTCTAGCATTATCAACGGTTCTTTGATTGCGATATATCTCCTTAGGTGCGTAAAAAGGTGAATCTGGCATACCAACACTGTACTGTGCAAAGTTTGGTGGTTGTTTTGCAATTAATGCAATATCAACTCCACCAGCTAATTCATTGTTGGCAACATCTTTTTTAACTGTATCACTAGATGTTGATGCTGGCGCAGTTGATATGTTGGGGTTATTTGTTCCAATCTCTTCTAACATTGATCTTGAACCACCAAGTCTTGGAAGTTCTTGTCTTATAGTTTCAGTTTCAGCAAATTGAAATGCTCTAGGTTGCACTGTGGATAAAGATGTAGTTGATGCAATAAAATTATTTTGCTCTTGGCGAGAGGCGGATAAACCACTCCCACTTCCCATTCCAGGTGAAAAAAAAGCGATACCAATTCCCTGTAGTCCAGTGGTTTGTTGTTGCACACCACTTTGAATTGTTGATGATTGAATACCAATGTTTGTTGAGATTGATGTTTGTGTTTGCGCAGACTGATTACTTGAAGCAATACTCTGCTGTTGAGTTTGTTCTGCTAAACGTTCTGCATCTCTTTGTGTTTTCTCCGACTCTTTGACGGCTTGTTCTACGGCTTGTTGAACCACACTCTTTTCTACATTTGAAATTCTAGATTGTTCGCTGGACACAATTCCAAGAATAGTTGAAAGAGATACACCACCTCCACTTGTTGATGAAGCGTTGGCTGGTTGTGTAGACTTTGCAGTATCTACAACTTCTCCAACTTTTGTTGGTGCCACACTTGCAACTTGTTGAACAGTTTGTGTTGATACTACAGGTGTCGGTGAATGAACAATTGTTGAAACTTCTTGCTGAGTTACGGGTGCCGATGGAGGCGCAGAGTATTCAGAAACTGCTGTCTGCACTGTTGTTGGTGAAATAGAATACGATGCTGGTGCGTTCAACTTTGCGACTGCATCCAAATAACCAGGACAAGACGGAGAACTCAATACATCCGTATGACAAGGATCAACCGAATACTTCAATCTAAAACTTATACTTGTAACTTCTGGACCATAAGGTCCTGCCCAATTGTTGTTATCTTTACCAACAAAGCCATAATGAACATTGCCCAAGTCTTTTGTTGCGTATGGCGTAGTAAAGGTTTCGTTATAGTTGAATGTTGTCCAATTAAACTTGTAATTCAAATTATAGTTAAAGTTTTGAACATTCTTACCAGTAGAGTCGAGAAATCTTACATATGCACTTAAAACATCTACTCTACCATCATCCCATCCGTTTCCGTTCTTTGCGGTGAATGAGAAATTGAATCCATTCACTGTTAAGCCTGTTCCCGAATTAGGCAAAGCAGCGGCTATCGATTGACTTTGATAAAGATCAGTCAAGCCAAATGAAAAGTTTACATTGTTTCCCGGACGAACAATAGCATTAGGCCCACAATATCCAGGATCACCCCATGCCCAGCAAGTGAGGTTTTGCTGAAACACTCCATTGACCCAAGGGGTATGATTTGTTCCTGATATTGTGGGCTGTACTATGTTTGGCGTGGTATAGACTTGACCTGGTACTAATTCTTGATTTGTTATCTGAGCATTAGAGGCCGAATAACTTAAAGATAAGAATGCCAAGTACGCTGCCGATACCAATTTTTGTGTATGTATCATCTGATTTCTCTTGTTTCCATTCAGGAATTTTCTTAGGATTTTGCTGCCATAGAGCCGCTGCTTTTTCACCAATCTGTCCTTCATATGGACATGGTGTTCCGGCTGCCATCATAGCATTCCACACTCTTCTGTCTTGGCACATCGTGGCAACTGCTGCCACTTTCATACCCATATCATAAAGTGTTTTGGAAAGTTTTAATCTTTCGCAATTGTAATCCGTAACCGTTCCTCCAGAAGAGACACCAAATATTTGAGTTTGAACTGCACCTGATGTACCTGTTGTACATAGATCGTTGTTACCACCACTCATCATCATCGGAGCAATAGCGGTTGGTGGTGGCTGAATAACACGCTGAGTAATTTCGGAAGTATTGATGTTGCGATTAGTCACATCTCCACTCTGAATATTTTGATTCACGTTGCTACTAGTTGAACTATTCACATTCACGTTTTTATTGTCACTGGTCATCGTATTGATGTTCCGATTAGTCATGTCACCAGTGTTAATATTGTTATTTGTATTTGTTGTAGTTGCAGTAGACGTATTGATGTTGCGGTTAGTCATGTCACCGCTATTGACATTGTTATTGGTATTTACGTTTGTTGATGTACTAGTATTGATATTGTTATTATTACTGTTACTAATGCTAACGTTATTGTTGTTATAAGTCATTGTGCCACTATTAACGTTATTGTTATTATAAGTCATAGTGCCAGAATTGACATTATTGTTATTAATTGTTTGAGTACCGCTATTGATATTGTTATTAGTATTTACGTTAGTGTTCGTAGATGTACTGGCACTTATGCTGTTATTGTTGTTTGTGTTTACTGAAGTACTATTTACAGTTGAGTCACTAGTGTTTGTACTAGTACTTGTGTTTGTATTAACCGAATTGACCGTGCTGGTGCTAGTCGATGTGTTCGTGGTATTTACGTTTGTTGTTTCTTGCGCTATGGCCACACTGAATATCATACCCAAAAGAGCCGCAAGAGCGGTCTTTTTAAATGTCATGGCAGTTTCCCCTATTTTAATAAATTCCATGACAAAAGTCTTTCACCCCTTTTATTTAGGGCGTTTTTGTCTTTAGGAAGTGTTGTATTTGTGCAACATGCTTGACAGAACACGGAATCTGAAGCATAATAGAGTCTGAATTGATGAAACGGATATGGAAATGTTGATGCAAACCGCTCTCGAAACGCTAAAGAATGAAATTGTTGCCGACTATGAAGGTTGGCAAACTTTGAGTGGAAAGCCTCGAACCGAGGTTCAGGCCCAAATGCTTGATGAATTCATTAACGGCTTGCGCATTGAAGAAGGCCACAAGTATATCAAAGTGATTGCTGGCACCTCCGTTTGGGGATTCATCGTCAAAGGTGATGGTGATAAGAAATTCCGCAAAGGCGATATTCTGAAGCCTGCTAGTTGGGCGGCGCCTGCTCGAAATGCAGCCCGTGGTAACATCCTCGATGGTGGCTACACCATTCGCTGGACTGGTCCTATGTATCTATAAGGAAATTGAAAAATGAATGTTGCAGAATTGATAGCGGTCTTGCGTGAACTTCCGCAGGACCTGCCTGTAGAAATGTCCATGAACATGGAATATCAGTGTCCAGTTTCTGCTGATATGGTTGTGGTTGAAGATTATCGTGGAGAACGATATGTGTGTATAAACGATTGTCCAGGAGCGTAAAATGGGAACTCGGTGTTTAACTTTTGTGTATGATGGCGGCACTCCCGTCATCAATATGTATCGGCAATTCGATGGCTATCCGTCAGGACACGGAGCCGAACTCGCTGAATTTTTGAGTGGGTTCAAAATTGTCAACGGCTATGGCGAAGCAAAGCCTAAACTTGCAAACGGCATGGGTTGCCTTGCGGCGCAGATGATTGCGCATTTCAAACAATCCGTAGGCGGATTTTATATTCATCCAGTGACGGACACCGATTGCTGGCAAGATTATGAATATCATGTGCATAAGGAAAATGTTGTCGTGAAAAATCCTACTGAAGTGATTTTTGACGGCTCATGGGTTGATTTTTTTAACTGGTGCAATAAATGACTACTATCGAACAAACAATGGAAACAATTACCCCCTATATGGAGGCTCTGGCTGATGCTACGGAAGCCTTGGAAAACGGAACTTCCACTCCGTCCCAGAACCTTATCTGGCTTCAAGCCTTGTCGGAAATGTGGGTTAGGGAAAGTGTTGCGCAAACCCAACAGTCTTGACAACTGCCAGAAATCGTGTAGAATAGCATTTATCGATTGATTTAACGGAGAACTTCCATGGCTTATATGTCTCAAGAAAAGAAAGCAAAGATTGCCGCCCTGCTCAAGCCGATTTTGGCTAAATATGGTGTTAAAGGCACCCTTGCGGTTCGGAATCATTCCACGATTGTGCTAAACGTAAAGTCCGGCAAAATTGACTTTGTTGAGAACTATATTCAAACTGATAAAGAAAAGCCCTATGCGAAGCATTTTTCGCAAGACCAAATCGATTACATTCGTAAGACCAAATCGGTTGATGTAAACCCCTACTGGTTTCATGAGCATTTTACTGGTGCCGCTAAAAAGTTTCTTAGCGAAACTTTCAGTGCCCTAAAGGGTGCCGATTGGTACGATGAGTCGGACGCTATGACCGACTATTTCAATACCGCTTACTATGTTAGTGTAAACATTGGAAAGTGGAACAAACCGTATGAACTTACAAAATAAAAAACAAAAACCCCGAAATCCTGTGGCTAGGGATTTAAAAAGCCCTAAGTACAGGATGAGGGTTGTAGATAATAAACGCTACAAAAAAGATAAACATCCGCAAAGGACCGAACTCTATGCTTTTTCATGAAGGTATGGGACCTAGGCAGTCCGTGGTGCATGAACTATTGGACACTCTTTTCTTTGGTAATCTTGACCGAGTAAAGGGCATGGATTCTTATAAAAAAGTGAAGACTGCCGAGAATATGGATGCTTACATGGTTCCTTTTGCAAGGGACAAGCAATGCTTTGGTGCTATCATGGTGCATTCTCCCCGCCGAATTGAAGTTTTTTACAATATGAAAGGCAAAAAGATCAAAACCAAGTGCCCTAGCCTTTATGAGACTAAGAGGTTCATGGTCAAGACCTTTGTCCAGCCCTAGAACGGCTTTTGGGCGGCTCTACAGGGTCGGATGCAGTCTACCCCCCACCCTCAAGGAAAACCGCCCAAAACCGCTAAAATGACCCCCTAAGTTGTTGTTTTTACACAACAATTTTGTCGTTTTTTCCCAACTGTTGTAAAAATACAACTTGACAAGTCTTCCCATTGTGCTATACTGTGTACATGATGAAAAAACGCCGTTGCGACCGAAATCATGTAGTCTACAAGGTGACTTGCGTAGACACTGGCGATGAATACATTGGTATTACTGTCGCACAAGGGCAAGCATATCTTCGCTCCGTCAAGGTCCGTTGGCAAAAGCATGTTAGTCGTGCCAAATGCGAAAACAAGGACTGGAACTTTTGCCGTGCTTTGCGAGACTTGATGGACTGCGCATGGACCTATGAGGTTCTGGAAGTGATCCGTGGCCGCAAGCCTGCACACCAGCGTGAGCGTGAATTGATTGCCGTCTACAACCCTAGCCTGAACACCTTTTGATTATGGAAGATATCATGAAAACTTGGGAAGAATTGACCCCTCTGGAGCAAGCCGCTGCCACCTATTGGGACATGTATAAAGATGCACACGGTGTCCGTCCTCGTGGTATCGATACCAGCAATTGGACTTTGGAAGACTTCGATAGGGAGTTTGAATACCTGTCGAAGGTTATCGATAGTGAGGAAGCCTTACGCCGTGAAGCCGAGGCAGTGGCCGTCAAGGAATTTGAAAATTGCGTAACTCGCATGATCCTGACCGGTGCTGGCGACCGAGAAACCGCCCTGCGTTGGTTGATGCAAGCCAGTGATGCTGGCGGGGACTGGGAATACTTTTGCTATCTGAACGGCTTGCCGTACGGATATTTCAGAACCGAGAGTGTTGCATAAAAACAACACTATTGACATTCGCCACAAACTGAGTATAATAGAAATTATGGAAATCGATGCTATCAATTTCGAACTGGCCTTGATCGGTCAAGAGGCTGCTGAGGCTCGTATGGCTGAGTATGCCGATGAACTTGACATGGAAATGCTTCTGACGGATCCACGTTTCTACGGTCCAGACTTCGATGAAGGCGCAAATGATTGTGATGGTTTTTGGTCGTGGGAGTTAATGGTATGAGAGGTTCGATTCGATTTGTTCTTGGTTTGCTGATTGTCTTCGGTGCCGTTGGTACCTTGGAAGTAAATCATGATGCAAGCCTGCTTACCCAAGGCATTGTTGCCGCATTGGGGTTGATGTTAGCCAAGTCTGGCGTGGATGCTTTAGGAGAAAATGTATGATGTATCTTGCGAAACCGAATAACAAGAACTTGACAAACTCTCGCCAGTTTGCTACAATGTTAGAAGCAATGGAGTACTTGAATGAAGTTACCGCTTCCGAGGACACTGTTGCGATGCCAATTGATGAATGGATTGTAATTGGCAAACTGTTGCAAGTGAATGAAGATGGCTCGATGACCATGCCAACCGAATACCCTAAAAAAGTGAAGGGTGAAATCAAGATGGTCAAACTTGACATTGACAGTTACCTGTGATAGAATTTGATTTGGTGATTTAATTTTTAACTTGAAAGGAAATTCATTATGAGTAAGTCCCTGCAATATCTGAAGGTTCTCGAAACCCTGAAGAATGCCAATGGTCCTGTGACCGTCTCCGCTATCAAAGCTATTGATGGTATCGTTCCCACCCGTCTTTCGACCTATCTGTGGGAAATCAAAAAGCACACCGGCTTCAGTGTTCAATCCAACCGTGACGGCCGCACCGTTGTGAGTTATGAACTTGTCGGTACCGGTACTGTTTCCGCACCGAAAGTTGCTAAGACTAAGGCACCCAAAGCGGCTAAGCCGGCTGCTCCTGCGGTTGCTAAACCTGCCAAGGCTACCAAAGCACCCAAGGCCAAGACCGTTGCCGTTGCGCCTAAGGTGACTGCTGATGATATCATCACTGAAACCATGAAAGGTGCTGTGATGAAGGACTCTATGGTTTTTGATGCCTTGGATGAAATTCAAACCAATGTCCAAGACTTCGAGGATCGTAGTTACGCAGAACAATATGTAAAGAGTTTGTAAAGGATATAATATGGCTACAATAGCGGAACTCGTAAAAGCCGCTATTCTTGAAGCATGGGGATGCGGCTTGTCTGGTGAAGATGTGGTCGCATTTGCCATTTCTAAAACTAACGCGCCAGTCCAAACGGTCGAAAGAATTTTGAGTGAAATGTATAACAGTATGAAAGATTGATATGAATCAAGTGAAACTTTTCCTATACAATAATTTTTATCTGTTTGAAGGCCTTGCGCATGTAACAATGGCTCTTGCCCTATTGGCATCTTAATATGAAAATTCAAACAGTATATCTTGATCTTGATGGTGTAGTTGCATACTTCGATAAACGATGGATGGAACTATTCAACGAAACACCAGGCTCGTCACGCAACCGAAAAAATTTTAGTCCTAACTGGGACACCTTTGTTGGCAATCGAAATTTTGCTACACTGGATTTGTTTCCCGGCGGCGAGGCTTTGCTTGAATACATTCGTTCAATCGACAAGCAAGTGAATGTGGAGATTCTATCGTCAAGCGGCGGTAAAAAATTTCACAACGAAGTCTCTGAGCAAAAAGATGAATGGCTAAACAATCTTGGAGTGAACTATGTTCGCAACATTGTTCCGGGTCGTTCATTGAAGCGTAACTATGCTACACCTGATTCCATTCTAGTCGATGACACCGAGGATGTGATTGAGGGTTTTCGTAATGCTGGAGGTATTGGAATTCTTCATACAGATGCCAATGAAACAATCGAATTGTTGAAAGGATATTTGAATGAAGGCACTTCTTATAACTCAATGCTCCGACAGACTGATGTGGTATCGTGATTTAGTCGGTATCACTGTTCCTTTTTTGCGCCAGTATCATGATTGCTTTATGAGTCGTGAACCTGCTGGCTACGCAAACATTGTTAAATTGAATGATGCAACCATTGTTGAAGTGAGTGAATTATGCCAACTGTATACAAAACAGTAGATGTTGATATTGACGTTGATGATATATTGGAAGAAGTTGATACCGAGGATTTGGTCAACGAACTTGAGCGCAGAGGCATCGACTACAATACCAAAGGTCTTGATGCTGATGAAATGCGAACTGTTCTAGAATCTATCTGGATGAAACGTAGAACAGGACAAGACTATCAAAAAGAACTTGACACCTTGATTTACGGGGTGTTAGGAAAAATCTTATGATTGGCGGGCATGTTGGCAACATATGACTATGCAATAGGCGGTAAACTTATCACAGCAACCATTACAGTGTCTTCAGATAATATAGCGATAATGAAAGATGATGGAAAGGTTCTTCTAAAACATACATTGGTAAACATGATTGTGAAAGAAATGATCGAAAATGGATTTGTAGAGTTTACGCAAGCCGATGATATGGTTACAGGGTTCAGAGTGATTAGGGCAAGGGCATATGTTGCCCCAGACTCTCAAGTAAAAATTCTTCGTAGCTTAAAGAAAGTTTAATATGAAATTGAAACCGAAAATTCGTAAAATTGCAAAAGAGGCAGGCTTCATTTTTTGGGGCAATGATTCGTGGGGTCCTGGCAAAGGCCACATCGATTGGTCGTGTGAATATGACGAAGAACTTACAAAATTTGCAGAGATTTTGGAAAGTAAACTGCGCAGAAAGGTTGCGAAGCAAATCGAAGATATTCTGAGAGGCGATATAACTTTCGTTTCGGACACCTCAGAGAAATATCTGGAAGGTTACGATGACGCTGCTCTTGATGCAATTGAAATTGTTTTGACTAATGGAAAAGGATATGGAAATGAATCCAATGAAGACTGGTCTTGAACTTGATTACGAAACCGCAGACAAGATTACGGTTCTGAATCTATTGGATCAACTAGAATTTCTTCAGAATGAACTGAATGCACATAGGAATGGAGACTATATGCACAAGGACGATGCATATAATTCCGAGTTTAAGTTGATTCCTGCACTGAAGACAATTCTGCAATACTATGGAGAAGATGTATGAGCGACTTGACAGACAATAAAGATTCCCGTACAATACACATATCCAGACAAGGAGATTTTATGAGCATTGCTGAATGGGAACAAAAAGACAAGACTAAGTTTGCCAAGTGGTTGCACAGCCATCTTGTCATGGGCGAACTGTTTGTCAATTTCGAAAAAGCTGATGGCACTCTGCGTGAAATGCGTTGCACTCTAAAAGATGTGCCTGAGTATGAGCGTAAGACTGAGAATGACAAGCCTCGTAAGAAAGCCGAAGGTGTCATGGCTGTGTTTGATTTGGACAAGCAAGAATGGCGTTCATTCCGTATTGATTCTGTGAAGAGTGTAAGATTTGATCTATGAAGAAAGAACTTGACGAAGAACTGTGTCGCAAATATCCGAAACTGTTTCGTGATCGTCATGCGCCTATGACTGTCACCTGCATGTGTTGGGGATTTAGTTGCGGTGATGGTTGGTATAATATTATTGATGCATTGTGTGGAAACATTCAAAGCCACATTGACAATCAAAGAAAGAATCGCATATATGCATTGAAATTCAATCGTGCTTTGCAGAAAGCAATTGATGGCGATCATGATGCACTATGCCATTACTTTCGGACTGAAAAACTAAACGATTGGCTGATTAAATCAATCGAAGAGAAAAAATTTCGTGATGTGCCAAACAAGACTCGCCAAGTCGTTGTCTCTCAAGTGAAAGAAAAGTTTGGTGGTCTTAGATTCTATATTGATGGTGGAGATGATGTGATTCATGGTATGATTAGCATGGCTGAATCTATGTCATATCGTACTTGTGAAGTTTGCGGCAATCCAGGCAAAGCAAACAGTGAAGGTTGGATTACTACTTTGTGTGAAACGCACCGTAATGAAAAGGAGGCTCGCTATGCCTAATTGGTGTATGAATTCGTTCAATGTCGAAGGCGACAAAGAAACGATTGATAAATTTGAAGCATTTTTGAATGAGAAAGACGGAAAAGACTGGTTCGATTTCTTTGCACCAAAGCCTGCCGATCTTCCTGAGAGTGAGCATTATGGATGGAATCTAGAAAACTTTGGGTGCAAGTGGAACTGTGATGCACAGGACTGGACCCGTGAAGGCGACAAGATTTCGTTCTGGTTCGATTCGCCGTGGGGTCCTCCAACCAATCTTTACTACAAGATAGAAGAAGAATTTGATGTAGTGGTCAAAGCAGAGTTTTGCGAAGAAGGTATCGGCTTCGTTGGTGAATTTGTCGATGGTAGCGAAGAAACTTATGAGTACTCTGATCTAGATGATTTGGATGACATTCCAGAACACTTGATAGAGAACTGGAACATTCGTGAGAACATGGAGGATCGCCTAGCTGAGGAAGAAGACGATGAATGATCATGATCGAAAGAATTTAGAATTTTTGCTCACCGCATCGCCTGAGGTCATCAAAGACTGGTATCGTAGTGTAGATAAGGATGATCATCAATACGCAATTGAACTTCTAGAATCCGCTTGCTTAGAACTTTTAGAACGACCTGTTAATCTTTCGATGGATTGCTCTCAAGCGAAAGAACTGTTATCAAAATATACACTAAAAACTAAAACATAACTGTTGTTGTTTTACAACACTCAAAAAAGCCCTTGACATTTGCCAAAATCTCCGTATAATTGACTCTGTAGTGATTGAGAACATTTGGAGAAAGTAATGCGTACAAAGCAACTAATTTCTGGCTTGAACAACAACCAAAAAATCCGTGTGATTTGTGAAGGTGTGATGTTTAACACCACTGTCAAGGATGCCATTGAAGGTATGGGAATCTATCACCAACGGGTTGCGGTGTTTTCGGCTCTAAATTCGATAGGTTGCGACCAGCGCCTGCCTTTGGGCCAGCGGCCGACTGGTTTTGCTAGCCGTATTCGGTCGTACAAGGCTGACGGTACAATGGCTGAGGTTGATGTTCAAGTTGATTTGTTGTAAAAAAACAACATCAGTAAAGGAGTTTAGTATGGACTATAGTATGTTTTCTGACGTAGGTAATGCAATGATTCATGGCATTGTCACAGGTGCTAGGCATAAGAACCTGACATGGCCTGAAGTGTATACCATGCTTGAAACTGTATCAAAAATCGATGGTTTCGGTGAAGCCACGGACACTGAGGTCCGTGAATGTGTTTATGCTGCATGTGGTTTTAAAACCGGTTTCTACTGCTAAGTTAGTACTTACTTACTAACTGTTGTATTTGCGCAACATTCAAAAAAACCCTTGACATTTCCTCCAATTGGTGTAGAATAGATTCTGTAGTGATTGAAGAGGACTTGATATGAAACTGCTTTCGACTGGAAACCCCAAAATTCTCAAGGGCACCGCCCAAGGTTACAATACTTATATTCTGCACCTTGCACCGGCTGACGTTAGCGGTTATGAAACCTGTCCCAAGCGGACGGCTGGTTGCACTGCGGCTTGCCTGAACACCGCTGGTCGTGGCGGTATGTTCAAACGTGGCGAAACCACTAACGTGATTCAAGAGGCACGGAAGCGTAAGACCCGTTTGTTTTTTGAGAACCGTGGCGCATTTATGCTCCAACTTTACCTTGATATCAAAAAGGCAATCAAGCAATCCGAAAAACTTGGCTTGATTCCTGTGTTCCGTTTGAACGGCACTTCGGACCTTGCGTGGGAAAAGTATGAGGTTCAGGACGGCAAAAACATTTTTCAAATGTTTCCCAATGTCCAGTTTTATGACTACACCAAGATTCTTGGCCGCAAAGTAAAAGCGATTCCCAATTATCACCTGACATTCTCTGCCGCTGATGGTAATGATGCCGATGTTGCAAAAGCTATCGTACAAGGGTATAATGTTGCTACTGTGTTCGGTATCAAGAAAACCCTGCCGATGCCTGAGACTTACATGGGCTTGCCTGTGTTCAATGGTGACGATTCCGACCTGCGATTCCTTGATCCGAACGGTGTTGTGGTTGGCTTGTACGCAAAAGGCAAGGCTAAGAAAGACACCAGCGGCTTTGTGAAGTTTCCCACTATCATGTTGAAGGCGGCTTAATATGACTAAATCCCGTAAAATGTGGACACCCACTGACCCTAATAAAATGAACAAACGAATTAAAGAACTCTTGAAGCAGGCAACCAAAGAAGTCGATCCCTACGACCGAGTGTGGGTATTCTCCAAAGTCGATCAGGCAAGGTTCGCCGAGTTGATTGTAAAAGAAACCATGCAGGTTGTGGCCAATCAATTACCCAGCAATCAATATCTTAATGTAGCAGAAGCCGTTATTACACATTTCGGAGTTGAAGAATGAAAATTGTAATCAATGAGTGTCATGGCGGCTTTGGTCTGTCTAAAGAGGCGCAGGATATGTACTGCGCCAGCAAAGGCATTGAGCCAGGCGAATGGAATCCAACATGGGGGTTCTATGATAACTTTTCGGATGATGGCATTCCTCGGAATGATGCTGAACTGATCCGCATTGTTGAAACCCTCGGTGAAAACTCTTGGGGCAAACACTCGGAACTGAAGATTGTAGAAATTCCCGAAGATGTAAACTGGTACATTGAAGAATATGATGGTGCAGAATGGGTGGCCGAACGTCACCGCACTTGGAGGTAAACATGGGTACTAATTATTACGTTGCTAAAGGTCTTTGTGAATGTTGCAACCGGTATGATAAAGAATACCATATTGGTAAATCTTCATACGGTTGGGCATTCTCATTTCAGGGCTATCCTGCTGAACGGCTCACTTCATGGAAGGCATGGAAAGAGTTTCTGAAAAATCAAATCATCATGGATGAATATGGTGATCGTGTTGACTATGAATGGTTTGTTCAATTCATAGAGAATGAAAAGTCTCCCGGCTATGTTCGTAATGATGGACGCAAAAATCTTCAACATAATGAGGCTGGTAAAAAAGATAAGTATCCATGGTTCAATCCCGAATACGATTGGGATGATGAAGACGGGTATGCTTTTTGTTCTAGAGAATTTTCGTGAATAGTAAAGAAATTCAAACCGCTATCTATGAATGGGCTTGCAGTAAAAACTTTACTGCACCCTATGGCGTCCTGACGGGTGAGTACGCCAACAAAAAAGGCAATAAGTATCTTGCCGTGACTTTTGGTCGTGCGAGAACTCTGGACGCAACTGTTGAAATCTACAATCGAAAATTTATGATTCTTCGAACAAGCAACTATGGTATCGAAGTGTTCAATGATTTTGCAACCCTAATGGCTAAACTGGAGGCTGTATGATTCGTGAATTTAATTTCTTTCTAGACGCATGGCTTTTTTGCTATGGACAAAAAGTTGATTGGAAAAAAGCCATTCAACGAAGAGACTGGGACACCTGGACAGTCTCTTTTGAAAAAAACGAAGATCACTTGAAGATGTGACTCGGATATGCTATAATATGCAAGCCCAAGCCATGCTGAATATCTCAGAAGGTATTAAAAACGGTAAGGTTCAAACAATTGTAGTGCCATCCAACTTTAACGCACTAATGATGCCCAAGTAACCGGTTTTGACCGCCATCAAGCCGCCCACAGACCCTTTAAACCAGGTTTTGGGCGGCTTTTTGACATAGGAAGCACCCCTAGCATCACCCACAAGCGGAAAGCCGCCCAAAACCGCCCTAATTTCGTTGTTTTTTTGCAACAAAAGATTGTTGTTTTTGTACAACACGCTTGACAATCATTCCCATTGTGCTATACTACAAGTATGGTAACGAAATTAATTGAATTTGTAGGTGTTTTCTCTGGCATACTTGGCTCGTTCCTTGTTGCCCGCGGTTTTCTTGCTGTTGGGTTCTGCCTGTTCCTCGTGTCTTCGATTTGTCTGATGTATTCGGCAATCAAGCAAAAGAACTGGAACCTAACTTTGTTGCAGAGTGCATTCTTGTTTTCGAATGTGCTTGGCGTTTCCAACTATGTCTTTGGAGTTTGATATGTCTCTTTCTGGTCTTGACCTTTTTTCCGAAATGTCTGAAACTGAAAAACGTGAAGTCCGTATGTACGGATGCACGGTTGCTCAAATGAAAGAGGCGGTCGAAGAATCGCTAACTTTCCGATTTTCTGGTCCTGCCATGTATGCGGCTAGTCTTATGTCTGATTGTCAGGAAATGCTTGGCTCCGATAACGGCGGCTCTTACGATTTTATGATTGTTGAGGATGTTCGTCAAATGTTGAATCGTGCTAAGTGGATTCTGTTTACCTATGTGATGGAGAAATAATAATGTTGATTGTTATCTCGGTTCTTCTGATTCTTGTTCTGGCCGGTTCTGTTGTTGGTTCTTCTGTCAAAACTTTGGGATAATTAATGCGGTATACCCTCATTACTGGTAAAGGTTCTGTAATGCGGTTCTACATACTAGCGATGGCGGAACTGTATCAAAAATTATACGGCGGGGTCGTTCTCTCTGCCGATGTTCTAAGTGAGGTTGAATGTGTCGAATATCAAAAATGTTATGTTTGATATTTGGGAAATGTATCGTGATGGATACTCTCCCGCAGAAATTGCTCATAGACTCAAAGTGCCGATGAATTGGGTTATTGAAACCATTGATATGATGGAGGAAATGGAATATGATTCGGAATAGAACTAACGGTCCTGTCGTTATTGACTTGACTGGTCCAGAAGGCAATGCATTTTGTTTGCTTGGATATGCAAGGCGATTTGCACGACAACTCGGCCTCGATTTTACCGAAATTGAAACTGCAATGACAAGCGGCGACTATGAAAATTTAGTCGAAACCTTTGACCAATACTTCGGTGATTATGTTATTCTAGAGCGATGAATATCAACACCCACTTTAGGTTACTAAAGTACCAATGGTATCGTAAAGCATACGATTGGTACATTAAAGTAACTTATCAATTTACTTTGACCGAATGTGTAGTCATTCTCGGTCTTTTTTGCTATGGCATTTACGCATTGATTTTTTAGATGTATGATGATAAAATATTTGTAATTGCCGGCACCCATGAGCAATTTACTCAATTTGTAGTGCGCAAAGCAATCCAATTGTGGGACGGAGGTAACACTTCTGTGTCTCTGTCCGATTTTGTTTATGTGTCTGGTCCTGAAAGGCTCAAAGGATTTAACAGTGTACATGGATACTTTGTAGGCACTTTTCGCCAAAGAAAAGACATTGAGCAAATTTTAGAAATGATTCGAATCATTAACACATTACCACACAACCATAAATTTTACTCATGAATATTTTTTACCTAAACAATGATCCAAAAGTTTGTGCCGAAATGCACTTGGACAAACATGTGGTCAAGATGATTCTTGAATATGCGCAACTCATGTCCACCGCACACCGAGTGCTAGATGGATACGAAGAAATTGAAAAGCGATATGTGCATGGTTCACTACCTGCACGATGGCGTAATGTTCGTGTTTGGACTCATCCAGATGCATACATGCACAAAGGCTTGATGAAAGCCTCGCATGTTAGTCATCCGTCAAACGTTTGGCTACGTCAGAGCAAAGCTAATTACATGTGGCTGTGCCAAATGTGGCTGTGGCTCATGAAAGAATACACTCATCGTTATGGAAAACATCACGCATGTGAGAACCGAGTAGAGTATCTTATGTTTACGCCTAAGAATATTCCTAACATGCCGTTTACTGAACCGACACCTGCCATGCCTGATGCATACAAAGCACCCGGAGATTCAATTAAATCCTATCAGAATTACTATATACATGATAAGGTCAGATTTGCAAAGTGGACTAAGCGTGAAGTTCCGCAATGGTTCACTAATGGAGTAAGTAATGCCAACATATAATTTTATTGACAAGAATACTGGAGAAGTAATAGAGCGTGTGATGAAGATTGCCGAGAAGGAAGAGTTTCTTCAAAACAATCCCAATTACGAATCTATTCTATTAGGGGCTCCTTCATTAGGTGATCCGGTTCGTTTGGGCATCCGTAAACCAGATCAAGGTTTTCGTGAAGTCTTACAAAAAGCGAAGGCGGCGCACCCCAGAGGAGATATAAACACTTTTTAAAAAGGGCTTCAATGGCTAGAAAAACTATACTTACCGCCAATACAGATTCTGATATGCCTTCAGGATCTAAAAAACAAATTACAAATTCACTAAAGATAAGGATAGATGATCTAAAGACATTCGAACCATTAACAGAGAATCAAAGAAAATTCTTTGATGCATATAAAAGAGGTGATTATTTTGTAGCACTACATGGTGTAGCAGGTACAGGCAAAACATTCATTGCAATGTATAAATCTCTAGAAGAGGTTTTGGACAAAGCAAATCCATTTAAAAAAATCATCATTGTAAGATCGGCAGTACAATCGAGAGAGATTGGCCATCTGCCAGGTGATGTTTCTGAAAAAATGGAAATCTATCAGCAACCATATCGTCAGATTTGCGAAACATTGTTTGGTAGAAAAGACGCATGGGATAGACTTGAAGAACAAAATTATGTTGAATTTATTTCCACTTCATTTATTCGTGGTATGTCATTTGACGATGCAATCATCATTGTCGATGAAATGCAAAACATGAATTTTGAAGAGATTGATACTGTTATGACCCGTGTGGGCTATAGGTCTAAAATTATTTGGTGTGGAGACTATCGCCAGACTGACTTGAGAAAAAGTAACGACAAATCAGGTATTCTGAAATTCTTTGATATTGCTCATCATATGAGAGCATTCACCAGAATTGAATTTGATGCCGATGATATTGTGCGTTCATCATTAGTAAAAGATTACATCATAGCGAAGATGAATTATGAAGACAACATCGAAAAAATTAATTCTATCAAAAACTGAAAACAATGACCTTTTGGCATTTCTAAATCATTTTGATGATGTAAAGTGGCAATACGGTTTTCTTTCAGTTAAATTGATGAACAAGCAAATAAATCATAATCGACTAGTCATCGGCATGAGAGCGAGTGACATTCCTTTTAAAAAACTTGCAAGAAAACTTTTAGAACTAAAATTTCCTGAAAACAGATTAATTGAACTTGAGAATCGATACTATAAAGCACATGATATTGGTTTTGCAATTGAGATTAATGATGGAGAAATAGATTTAAGAACATACTTTGAAATTAAATATACTAATTCTATTTGGTATAACGTTAAGTCTGAGAGAATTAAAAAACAAGACTATCATACAATGCCTCTGTTCGTAGGATATAAATGGGGAATTAAAAATCAAAAAACAAGAGTGTCTCACTACAACTATATTCAGTACATGGATGGAGACAATTTGATTAAAAGAATAAATCAAATTGCGGACTACATACCAGATTGCATTGTGCGCCAACTAAAAGGAAAAACTGAAGAGCAAGTAAGAAATTACGTTGTGATGGAAGTAAAAGATGATACTACTGATAGAGCATCATACGACATTAGATTTGATGCCAATAAAATATATCTGAAAGATTTTTCTTCCAAAGAAATTATGGAGCGTTTCAAGATAAATTTTGAAGCATTGGAAAAATATAAAAATCTTTCGATTGGCCATATTTCTGGAGGTAAAGATAAAAACGGTGAAGACTTCCTGACATTGTACTTTGTTGTCTGATACTATATAATATGCATATCTTGCGTCCTAACTCACTTAACTACTCTTTTATGATAATTTATAATGTTTTCTCATTTACCAATACAACTTGAAAATCTAAGTACCGTAAACGTAGACGGTTCAAGATTCTATAAAACTCCGGATGGAAATTTATATCCTTCCGTAACCTCTGTCACAGGTCTTTTCAACAAGAAAGAGATTCTGGAATGGAGAAAACGTGTTGGTGAAGCAGAAGCAAATCGCATATCTACCAAGGCGGCGAGTCGTGGAACAAAAGTCCACAAGATGTGTGAGGACTACCTGAACAATGAATTGAATCTAGGCACGTTCATGCCAGACTCTGTTGCAATGTTCAAGTCTATTCAGCCTATCATAGATGAACACATTAATAATATTCATGGTATCGAGTGCCCACTTTATTCTCATCATTTGCGTGTAGCAGGCCGTGTCGATTGTGTAGCAGAGTTTGATGGCAAACTTGCAATTGTTGACTTCAAGACTGCCAATAGGCAAAAGGACGAAGACAAAATCATCAACTATTTTATGCAGTGTGCCGCATATGCAGTCATGTTCGAAGAACGCACTGGCATTCCAGTTCCAAGAATTGCTATTGTTATCGCAGTAGATTCTGATCATCCACAGTTGTTTGTTAAGAGGCGTAACGATTACATCGGCATCTTTAAAGAGTACCGAGAGATATTTGACAGACAAACACTTTTGAGTTAAAATAGTAAATACTGTGGAGGCATTATGAACAAACAAGAACACGAAATCCTTTCCATTGCGCAAGAAGAATGCGCAGAGGTAATTCAATCCATTAGCAAAATCTTCCGCTTTGGATATGACGCAAAGCATCCTAACGAATCAAAAAACAATCAAGAGCGACTAGAAGAAGAAATAGGCGACCTTCAGTGTATGATCAGTTTAATGCTTGAGTTTGGATTAGTAAGAGAAGAAGCGTTAATGAAGGCTGAGGCTAAGAAGTTTGAAAAACTTAAAGTCTGGTCTAATATTTTCAAAGAGGAAAAAAATGTCAAATATGTTTGTTGATGTTTCAATTTTTACAAATGCTTGCAGTCAAACTCCTGGCGAAAAAAACGCCGAACTGTACAAGAACTTAATGAAAGAAGAGTGGGAAGAATTTTGGGCCGC